GTTTTAGACAGTTTTCTGCTCTCTGTTGTTCTCGGCTCGCGCCTCATCGAACTGTTACGTGATAGTGGATTGATACAGCCACAGCACGCTTACATTGGGCGCCTAAGAAACCTCGACATAGCGCGTCGCATAATCAGCGACATGCGGATGAAAGCGGACAACCTCCGGTACGGAAGCCCACTCCCCCCTGGCGAGCTTAAACTCAAGCTCAACCTGCGCCGCCGGGGAAACCCCATAGAGACGCGCGAATAACTCGCGAGCCTCGGGGCTAATGACCACTTCTGGAGGAGAGTAGTCAGCCGGAACCTGGTGCCAGGAACCCGCGATAAATCGTGGTGTGACACCCTTCGTGTTTTAGTACACGTAACGTGCGGCAACTGAAACCAGGGGACAGCCTGGCGTCTCGTATAGCGCTGAAAGCGCTTTTGCGAGTGCCAACTGCCTCTTAACCCTGGCGCCGGAAGTCATGAAACGGTCTGACCAACCAAGTGTTTGAAAAAACTTGGAAGGATCCCTAATGATCGAATCCCCGGCTAATATCATGCCGCAAAAGCTCGCTGTAGCGGGGTCGTCATGTACTTCATACTTGACTTCAAAACCCAGCCCGAGCATGTAATTCGCATCGGGCAACGGGCCTTGGACAGCAAAAATGCCATCATCCCCCTCGACAAAGCCGCCACAAAAACGGGCGCCCAAGTCGTCACAGGCATAGAGAAAGCTTAAGAGATTCACAAGTCCATTCATCAGCGACGTCCACATGTCACCTGAGCACCGCACGTAGCGAATTAACACTAGCAAATCCACGGCGCTCAGATAACAGCGGTTCTCACCGGACTCTGTCTTTTCAAACAGAGTATTAAGATCAGGGTACTTGCGAAGGAGCCACTTAGCTACCTCAAACTCTATAAGCTCCATGACCCAGAAGCTCATATGAGCCTCAAAGGCCGAATGGTCTGATGCCACAAACTTACAGCCAGCTTGTTTTAGGCCACGTAGAAGAGCCGGACGGTCAGGGAGGGGCACGTGTTTAATAAACTCGTGCTGCCTATAAACCTCTTGTTCCATCCGCTTCACGATCGGCCCGAAAATGACCTTCGCCAGATCGCAGCGCGCATTGATATGACGCGCGTGCTTATACTCGGGGTAAGATTCGCACTTTATGTGGGACTTGACGCTGGCTAATCTCTTGTGGCTAATAACGCCACGGACCCAGCGATCATGGACCTCACGCAATTGTTCCTTGCGCCGGTCATTATAGGAGGTGCTATCTAGCCATTCCTCCAATCCCATCGGAGCATCAATCGGCGTCAGATGATCCTGGCACCATTGTCGCACAAACTTGCGCAACGGCTCCCTATGCTGTTTTAAAACCTCTGGCACTTGTCGTGCATAACGTTTCTTCAACCCCTCAATGGCAGTGTCAAGATCGTTCCTATCTGGTGATACCGGTGCGACATAAGGAATGTCAGGAACGTCTGGGAGGTTGGTGAAATTCACCGACCTCTTTTTTGGCAATCTACCGCCCTCCTTAATCGTGCCACGGTGCTCCTGGGTGCGAGGTAGCGGAACCTCGCGAACACGGTAGCCAAGGGCAATTCGGGTAGACGCCCCAAACGTGGGACTTAGCACCGGACTTGCCGAGCTGCGTCCCACTGCCGCAGCCCAGCTTGTTGAAAACGCCCGCTCAGGTAGTTCTCCAAATAGCATATAGTGTCGGATTTGTACCGGGCATAATCCTCATCCGGTATATTAAGTTCTGCCAAACGGAGGAATTTCTGGTGAACATTTTTTAAAAACATGTCCACATCCGCTCCATGGCCAAACTCCGATAATGCTACTGTGAC